CAGCAGAAAGGGAAACGGGAGGGCTTTAGAAATGCAAGAAGTCTGTGCGATGTGCGGTTGTGATCAAGTGAAGTGGCAGTACTGTTCCGGCAATGCGTGGAAAGGGCAAACGGTTGGGCGCTGTAGTTTGAATTGCGACCACCATCATTTGACCTGTAAGCGCTGTAATTACACATGGGTTGTGGTGGTGATTTGTGGCTGAATTCCTGGCACAATTATTAGACACTGACCCGGTGACAATTTTCATCCTGGGTGGTGCAACTATTTTCACCTTGGCAATGTTCGCTGCTGTTGCTGGCCGGGTCATCATGACGATCGGTATTGTCGTCCTGGGTGCGCTGGTTCTAATCTTGCCCAATGGCGCGTTGCTGATTGCTGGTATCGTCGTGCTGGGCGTGGTGTATATGCTCACCAAAAGCGGCGTTGGTGCGGTGAGTGTGTCGATCACAAAAGGTGACGGCGACGGCGATATCAACGTGAATCTATAATGGCCGCTAATGGAGATTAACGGTAGTGGCTTAAAAGGGGGTGATGCTGGCCAGTAGCCTTGACAGCGAAGCGAAGCAACCGCCTAGTATTTAAGCTCTGCCCCGCTCCGCCTCGGCGTGGCTCGTCGAGGTGGGGGTGGGGAGAGTGATGCGTGAGACGTGAGGAGGGAGGGAAGATGTTATTCAGACCAGAATTGTGTGAGAAAATCTTGGCTGGTGAAAAGACAGAGACGCGGCGGGTGGTGAAGCCTAATGAGCGGCTTGTCAAGCGCAGGCGACTTAGCCAGTATGATTGTCTGCCGGATGAGGTGGTGGCTACTGACGAGACGGGATTTGGGCGACTTAAATGGCAGGTGGGGCGGCGCTACGCTGTGCAGCCAGGACGCGGGAAGAAGGGTGTGGGCTTTTTGCAGCTTACGGGTATTCGACGTGAGCCGCTGCAGGAGATGGGTGAAAATGATGCGATTGCTGAGGGTGTCATGCCAGAACTTGGTGAGCACTATCTGTCGGCTTTTGTTCGTCTGTGGGACGGGATTAATCCTCATCATTCGTGGAGTGACAATCCTGATGTGTGGGTATTGGAATTCAGGGTGTAGGGGCGATGCCCGACAAGCGAAACTTTGAGGGTTGGGAGCTTGGTTTCTGGAACGAAGAGACAGGGGAGTTTGTCTCTCTGGATGATCTGAGCGAAGAGGAGACGTGCGAGTTCTTGGGCCTGTCGACGACAGGGGCAGAGATTTTGGAGCTGGTCTTGATGGGCTTGAAGTTGGGGTCGGATAGGCCGAAGGTGCAAAAAAAGCTCTCTTGACATGCATGTTCTAATATGCTATCCTTAGCAGAACAACCGTTCGAGCTCGGGAGCTAGGAGGGGTTAGTCTTTGTCCCTTGCTTGGACGGTTCTCTTATTGTCAAGACAGCCTGGCGCGCCTTGCTTCCTCCCGAGCTCAATACGTGCGCGCTCAGGCTGTCTTTGTTTGGAGGGTGAATGTCTGGATTGAAAGCGTTGATTCTGTGCTGTGTGGTAGCAGCCTATTTGATCATCATAGAGGCATACTCTTATGTCGTCGCAGCGCGCTTCACGTCGTTGCACGGCGACCAGGTCTGACGGTCAGCCCTGCCAGGCTTGGGCTACGAAGGGCAGCGATCCGCCTCTGTGCGGCGCGCACTTGGGCAAGGTTGGCGCGCCCGAGGGAAACCAGAACGCGCGCAAGCACGGCGCGTACGCGCGGGCCGAAGCAGAAATCACAGGCATCGAGGACGCGGTCAAAGACCTGGAACACAGGCTGACGGGGCTGACACAGTGGTTGGATGGGGTCAGCGTCGAGGATGGTTTCGCGGCCTTGGGTCTCTATGGCCAGATGATCAGCAGGTATGGTCGGCTGCTGCGCGATAGCCGGGCCGTGTCCGGCAAGAGCGCCGAGAGTCTGCTGGATATGATTGCCGTGGCTGTGGATGAGTTGGCCAACGAGATGGGATGGGCGGCGTTTGATGATGAGTGAACAGCGGTTACGGGCGTCACTGCGTCGGTTTCGGCCGAAGCAGGTATCTGGAGAGATGCCAAAGCCGGACGATCCGTGGGGCGCGTGGGTCGAGTATCGACTGAAACGGCTGGAGGATCAGCAAACCTGGGAGATGCGCATTATTGTGGGAGCGTTGATTCTACAGGTTGGCTTACAGGTGTTGAACGTTCTTTGATACGACGGCTTAAGCGAGTCCTGCTCTCGATACGGTTCTTCTCGCGGCTGGTGGTACAACTGCCGCTCAGGCAGTATCAGGCAGTGCCGGTCGACGCGGTAATGGACTCGATACTCAACAAAAGGGGGCACGAATTCCTGTGGATATTTCCACGGCAAAGCGGCAAAGACGAAGCGGTAGCGCAACTGTGTGTCTTTCTGCTGACCCTGTTCAGCAAGATTGAGAGAAGCATCGTGCATACCTATCCGACAGGCGCGCAATTGAGTACAGGCGTGGATCGGCTGGAGCGACGGTTGCAGAACTTGTGGCTTGGCGGCGATTGGTGGTCTAAGTCGAAGCCGGTCCGGCGCGGTCTGGGCGGGTCGCAAGTGGCGTTCTTCTCTGGCCATCCTCTGGCCAGGAGCGAAGGAGCGACGGCGAATTTGCTGTTAATCGTCAACGAGGCCCAGGACCAGGTAGAGAGTGTGGTTGAGCGACGCTTTACCCCGATGCGTGCGAGCGCGAACGCCACCGCCTTGTATGTCGGTACCGTGCGGACGACGGGAGATTACCTGTGGAAGGTCAAGCAGCGATTGGAGAAGCTTCAGGCCAAGGACGGATATCCCCGCGTTTTCGTGGTTAGTCCCTATGATGTGGGTGCCGAAGTGCCGCAGTATCTGGAGTTTGTTGAGTCGCAGGTGGCGGCTAAGGGACGTCAGCACCCAAGTGTTAGGACAGAATACTTCAATGAGCCGGTCGACGTCGGCGCCGGGTTGTTCCCCGAACGACGTAGAGCGCTGATGTTGGGCATGCACAAGCGTGAGCGGGTGCCCCAGGAGGGCGTGAGTTATGTGGCTTTGGTTGACGTCGGCGGCCAGGATGAGCAAGCGACAGGAGAAGGTTTGGACAATCCGGGACGGGACTACACCGTCGCGACGATTGCCCGCATACGGCGCGATTCTCAAGTGCGTGTTGGCCCGATTTATGAAGTGGTTGACATCTTCGTAGACCACGGATCCCGGCACTTCCAGGCTTCGCGCGGCGCGCCTTCGCTCTTTGATAGGCTGCTGGCTTACCTGGTCACCTGGGGCGTGAGCGTGGTGGTGTGCGACTCCACCGGCGTAGGGCAGGGTCTGACTGACGCGCTGCAGGAAGCGTGCAAGGGGAAGCGTCAGGTGTTCGGGTTTGACTTTGCCAAGAGCTATGGCAAAGCGCGGCTTGGGTCTGACTTCCTGGCCGTGGTTGAGACGGGACGCTTCAAATACTTCTATGACGATTGGGAAGAGGAGGGGTCAGACGCATGGTGGTTCTTCGAGCAGTGCAAGGCGTGCGGCTACGAGCTTGGCGAGGGGCTCCCGATTGAGCGGGGTCTCAGGTGGAGCGTGGGGCCCTCGGTCAAGGTGGTAATGAGCGACGGCTCCAGTGTGCCGGTGCACGACGACCGGCTGCTGAGCGCGGCGCTGGTGGCCGAGCTTGGCCGCCTGGTGCGTGAAGGGGATTTGTTCATTGGGACCGGCGAGAGCGCGGTGATTCCGCGCAGGGGAGCAGAGGAGCAGGGGGGTAAGGGAGCATGGGCTTGAGATTGCTGGATTTGTTCTGTGGCGCAGGCGGCGCGGGGATGGGCTATCATCGAGCGGGGTTTGAGGTGGTGGGGGTTGACATTAATCCTCAGCCGCGTTATCCGTTTGAGTTTCATCAGGCTGATGCGCTGGAGTATTTGGCGGTGCATGGGAGTGAGTTTGATGTGATCCATGCTAGTCCGCCGTGCCAGCGCTGGAGTTGGGAAACGCCTCTGGAGCATAGGGAGAAGTCCCTTGACTTTATAGCACCTGTGCGTGAATTGCTGTTGAGTGTCGGCAGGCCTTATGTGATTGAGAATGTCAGTGGTGCGCGGGCTCAACTCAGGGCGCCAGTGATGCTCTGCGGTTCTATGTTTGGCTTGAGAGTGTTTCGGCATCGGTACTTTGAAATCTGGCCGCGAGTTTTGTTGTTGACGCCTTCCTGTCGGCATGATTTCAAGCCGGTGTATGTGACTGGTTCAACTGGTTGGTCAGGGTGTGGCTTTCGGCGTGTGGATGCGACGATAGCGGAGAAACGCGCGGCGATGGGTATAGACTGGATGGTAACTGCAGAAATAGATCAGGCTGTTCCTCCAGCTTATACCGAGTTTATTGGTCGCGCAGTGGTGACTTTTGCCAGGGAGGAGGCGGGAGCGTGGGCCTAGTTGCGCTGGTGCTGGTGGGGTACGTGCTGGTGATGGTCGTGATCGCTGGCCTGGGCGCATTCATCATTATCGGCTGGACGTTGATGCGATGACGGAAAGTGCAGCAGTTCAAGCAGGTGATCGAGCATACCGGTGTTACCGCGAGTTGATTAGCTTCGTCGAAGTTCACGGCTACGTGCCGAGTTTGGCGGAGCTTGGGTTGCGTGTAGGGCGCGCGCCATCCACCGTGGCGCGCTACCTGGACAGACTTGAGGAGGTTGGCTTGGTAGAGCGCAAGGGGCGGCGGGCCAGGGGAATTATCATCAAGGTGGATCCCGATGCTTGAGCGATTGCGAGGTTGGCTCATTGCCCGGCTGGGCGCGGTCACTGTGAGGGTGGACGATAGCCCCGGCTGGACGGACCTGACGGCCGGGGATGGACCGGCAGATCGGGCTTGGCATGAACTTCAGGAGGACCTGGGAGACGCGCTCGAGGCCTGGCGGCGCAATGGCTGGGTCAGGCAGGTGGTTCGGCTGTGCACGGCGTACGTGGTGGGGGATGGCATCAGGGTTACGTCCTCGCGTGTCAGCGTGTCGCGTTGGACAGAGAAGTTCTGGAGCCACCCGCAAAATCGCATGGACTCGCGGCTGGCGGCTTGGAATGATGAGCTTGTGAGAGCGGGCGAGATTTACGTGGCCTTGTTCAGCAACAGCGTGGATGGCATGCAGTACGTGCGCGCCATACCGGCCAGTCAGATCGAGCGCGTCGAGACGGATGCCGAGGACTACGAGGTTGAGACTGGCTATCAGGAAATTGTGCCTGGCCAGACCGAGCGCAAGCCCTGGAAAAGCCAACACACAGCGCGCGCGGACGAACCGTGCTTGGTACATTTCGCTGTCAATCGCCCGGTCGGGTCGACACGCGGCGAGAGCGATTTGACGCCCGTTCTTCCCTGGGCGCGACGCTATACCGGCTGGCTGCGGGACCGGGTGCGCTTTAACCAGATCAGGACTGAGCTAGCCGCAGCCGAAATTATCCTTGACGACGACACCCAGGTCGAGGCCAAGCGTAGCCAGTACAAGGCCAGTCCGCCCACGAATGGCAGTGTCTTCGTGCACGGTCGGGGGGAAGAGTTGCGGTACCCGGCTGCCAACATAGGCGCCTTCGAAGCCAAAGACGACGGCCAGGCCTTACGGTTGGCTATGGGTGCAGCGGCTGACGTGCCGTTGCATTTCTTCAGCGAGGGTGACTCGGCGACCAGGGCGACCGCCGTAGAGATGGGGGACCCGACCCATCGCTTCTACCGGCAGCGCCAAAGGGAGCTTGGCGGGTTCCTGGTC